CGAATCTACGAGGTGAACGCATGACGACCGCAAGTGTTATGACCTATGACAGTTTGGTCGAGAACATCCAGTCTTATCTGGAGCGTACTGACACCGCCACGCTGGACAAAATACCCCTTTTCATCATGCTTGCTGAGCAGGTTATTGCCTCTCAGATCAAGTTTTTGGGCAACTTGACAGTCAACACCAGCAACATGGTGTCTGGCGTTTCTACGATTGCTAAGCCGTCTCGTTGGCACAAAACGGTGTCGATGAATATTACGGTTGGCGGATCGCGCCAGCCAGTTCTTAATCGTCGTTATGAGTACCTCCGCGAGTACTGGCCCTCCCCCACCGATACGGGCGTCCCTGTCTACTATGCTGACTACGACTACTCCAATTGGTTGATCGCTCCTACGCCAGACACTGCCTACGCTTTTGAGGTTCTGTACTACGAGCGCGTTCAGCCTCTGGACAGCTCCAATCAGACGAACTGGTTCACAATCTACGCCCCTCAAGCGTTGCTTTATGGCTCCTTGCTTCAGGCGATGCCGTTCCTCAAGAATGATGAACGCATTCCAATGTGGCAGGGTCAATACAAACTGATCATGGATACGCTCATGGCTGAGGACAAGTTGCGTCTCGCTGATCGACAAGCTGTGGCGAATGACTCATGAGTTACGTAAGCCCCTTCACTGGTGACGTTATACAGCCGACGGATGTCAGCTACAGAACGGTCACGCTGTCTGCTAACACGCAGTTGAACTGGCCCTCCAACAGCACGACAAACTCCGACTACGCCGCTCGTATCATGCAGGTAACAGCTTCTGCTGGAAGCCTGAGCATGTACATGCCACCAGCCAATCAAGCCTCTGTGGGTAACGATGCGCTGATCCGCAACATTGGTGCGAACACCTTTACCGTCAAAGACTACGCTGGCACAAACACCATTGTGTCTATTGCCGCTGGTGAGTCCAAGTACATCTACATCACCACAAACCCTGACGCTCAAGGCACTTGGGGCAACATTGCATTTGGTACGGGTACGTCCTCTGCTGATGCCGCTACGCTTGCTGGTTACGGTTTGGTGGCTAGTGGTGCAACGCTCAACCAGAGCCACCCTAGTGCGGCGATCACTTCTGGTTCTACCTTTGCCACTACTGACCGAGCTCAGACCCGTGTGTGGTCTAGCGGATCAGGTACAGCAACTCTTCCTACTGCGGCTACTTTGGGCAACAACTGGTTTACGCTGTTCAAGAACAACGGGACTGGATCCTTCACGATCTCTTGTTCAGGCGCTGAGCTGATTGATGGAAACTCAACCAAGACGTTCAACCCGACTGAGTCAGCATTTATTGTATGTACAGGTACAGCTTATGTGACCATTGGGTATGGCGTCAGTAGTCAGTTTACGTTTACTGCTCTTACCAAAAATGTGACTGGTGGCGCTGTATTGCTGACCAACAATGAGGCGGCAAATACGATTCAAGAGTACGTGGGTAGTTTGGTCAGCAACGTGACTGTGACGTTCCCGCCAATTGTGAACTTGTACGTCATCTCAAACCAAACGACTGACAATGGTTTTAGCCTGACAATCACAACAGGTTTGGGCTTTAGTGCGGTGGTTCCCCCGGGGCAACAAGCCACCCTGATCTGCGACGGAACCAACTTCCTGAACGCCAACACCACTCAAGCTGGCGCCTCAACTGTGAGCCTTTTGGATGGTACTGTTGGCACGCCTTCACTCAACTTTGCCGCTGAGACTGGCACTGGTCTATATCGACCTGCGGCTGGTGAGCTTGGTATTGCTGTCTTGGGAACAAAGCGCGTTGGCGTAACAGCAACTGGCGTGTCTGTGACAGGTACTGGCACGTTTTCTGGTGGTATTGCAGGGGGCACGTTCACATGACCAAAAAGGTGTTTGCCCTCGACACGAAGCCCGGGATCCAGCGCGATGGAACCGTCTTTGACAAAGAGTACTACAACGACGGACGTTGGGTTCGCTTTCAGCGTGGGCGTCCACGTAAGATGGGTGGGTATCGTGAAATCGTGAACGACTTGGCGGGGCCCTCTCGCGGGATGTACCTCAACCCACAGCAGAACTTTAACAACGTGTTTAGCGGCTACTCTGGTGGCTTGCAGTTGCTTCCAATTAGCAACGTCGGCACTGGTTCTGGTATCACGGACATGACGCTGTCTGACTTCACAGCGAATGCAAACAACCTGTGGCAGTTTGATACGTTCTTTGACGTGAGTGGTTCAGGGAATAACTTGCTGTTGGCGCACCCCGGTCAGAACCTGACCCTCATCGACAACAACGTCAACACCCCTGTTTTGGGCGGAGACATCACTGGCACAACCATGTCAGCCATTGGTGTTTTTACTGACACAGCCACCACCATAAACGGCAACCCTGTTATCACCCTTGCGGCGGCTAACCTTCTGGTAGGAGCTGGTCAAACAGTAACTGGCGCTGGTATTCCTTCTGGAACCACTGTTGTCTCTGTTTCAACCACAAGCGTCACACTGTCAGCAAACGCCACAGCAAGCGCAACCGTCACGGTCACCTTTGACAACAACGTGTCTGTCTCTGGTGGTGTGGTGACGCTTCACCCCTACGTGTTCGTGTACGGCAACGACGGCTTGATTCGTAACTGCTCCGCTGGTAACGCTAACGACTGGGTTTCTGCGGACGCTAATGAGGTCTCTGTGGCGACTGGCAAGATTGTCCAAGGGCTACCCGTCAGGGGCGGCTCAAACGCGCCTTCAGGGCTGTTCTGGAGCCTTGATTCACTGATTCGTGTGTCCTACATCGGTGGTGCTGGTTCACCTCCTCAATACTGGCGTTATGACTTGATCTCTTCTCAGTCGTCAATTCTGTCTGGTCAGTCTGTGATTGAGTACGACGGTATTTACTACTGGTGTGGTGTTGACCGATTCTTGCTTTACAACGGTGTTGTGAAAGAGATCCCTAACCAGATGAACCAGAACTACTTCTTTGACAACCTGAACTACGCCCAGCGCGAGAAGGTCTGGGTTTCAAAGGTTCCTCGTTTTGGTGAGATCTGGTGGTTCTACCCTCGTGGTAACGCTACAGAGTGCACAGATGCAATCATCTACAACGTGCGTGAGAACACTTGGTACGACGCAGGCGAGGCGCTAGGCGCTCAGAGATCTGCTGGCTACTTCTCTCAGGTCTTCCACTACCCAATTGCCGCTGACTGGAACATCAATGCTTCAGGCGGTATTTTGACCGCTACTATCACAAACGGTGGAGCTGGTTATACCAACGGTACATACAACAACCAAGTGCTCACAGGTGGTTCAGGAACGGGTGCTACAGCCAACATCACCGTCGCTGGTGGTATTGTGACTTCTGCCGTGATCAACGGTCACGGGGTTAACTACGCCGTCGGAAACACTCTTTCTGCATCGATTGCAGGTGGTGCTGGGTTTGTTTTAACTGTCAACACCTTGATGGATTTTGTGTCTCTGTACCAAAACGAGATTGGGACTGACAAGGTCAGTGGAGCTCTGTCGGTGGCGATTGAGTCTTACTTTGAGACGAATGACTTGGGCTTTGTGTCTGGGGGGCCTTCGCAACCGTCCCCTATCGGCGAGAACAAATGGTTACGCCTCGAGCGCGTTGAGCCTGACTTCATTCAAAGTGGAACCATGGAGCTGTACGTGACTGGACGACCCTTTGCTCAGTCTCAAGACGTAACATCTTCAGCGTACACATTCACACCCACGACAGGCAAGGTTGACATGCGTGAACAGCGCCGTGAACTGAGGTTAAAGTTTGTGTCTAACGTAACTGGTGGGAATTACCAAGTTGGTAAGATCATCCTAGACGCTGACTTCGGCGACGTGAGACCTTACTAATGGCAACCATACTCAACACCAATTTGGTCTACGACCCAAGGTATCACACCTTCGAGTCGTGGGCTTCGCTCATGTGCGAGCAGTACGCCGCACAGCAATTGTCTATTCCAAACGAAAACACGGATTGGAAAGAGTGGGCGGCGGGGTTGAAGGGTATTGACGTGTTTACGAATGAAGGCATTCCAGCCCCCTACATCTACGACGACTGGCAAGAATGGGCTGAAGCCCTTGTCAACTCTGTTAACCCAGCGGTGAGCTAAGCATGGCAAGAATAAGAGAAAACAATTTTTTGTATGATTTTGAGGACAATGGCGCATTTGGTGAGGATTTTCTTACTCCCTTTACGCCTGCCGCACCTTTGTCTCAAGTAGCACCTGTAGCACCTGTAGCACCAGTTGCCCCTGCGCCTGTCATTCAATCTCCATTGTCAACACCTGCCCAGCCAGCTCCGAGTCGTTACAACATTTCATCGCCAGAAGTCCAAGCACAAGTATTTGCGGCGCAAGAAGCCGCTCGTCAAGCTGAAGCTACACGTTTAGCACAAGAAGCTGAAACGGCTAGGCAGGCTGAAATTGCTCGTCAAGCGCAACTTGCCGAACAAGCAAGGCAAGCACTGCTTGCACAACAAGCTGAAGCCGCAAGACAAGCAGAGTTGGCAAGACAAGCTGAAACCGCAAGACAGGCTGAAATTGCTAGGCAAACACAGTTGGCGCAACAACAAGAGGCACAACGTCAAGCTCAAATTGCCGCTGAACAACAAGCCTATGAAGACCAACAAATAGTTTACAGACAAGCACAAGCCCTGCAAGCCGCTCAATTTGCCGCGCAACAAGAAACCGCAAGACAGGCTGAAGCTCAACGTCAAGCTGAATTAGCGAGACAGGCTGAGGCTCAGCGTCAGGCGGCATTGGCACAACAGGCTGAACAAGCTAGGCAAGCAGAGATCGCACGCCAAGCTGAAATCGAGAGACAAGGTGTGCTACAGCGTGCGGAAGCCGCTAGGCAAGCAGAAGCCGCTCAACGAGCCGAACAAGAGAGATTAGCCGCTGAACAAGCGGAACGCGAAAGGCAAGGAGCATTACAACGTGCAGAAGCTCAGCGCCAAGCAGAATTAACGCAACAAGCTGAGCGTCAAAGACTTGCGGCTGAACAAACTGAACGAGATGAACGTGAAAGACAAGGCGCTCTCCAGCAGGCTGAAGCCGCAAGACTAGCCGCGCTTGCTCAAGAGTCCACTCGAAGTCTTTCACCGATTATTAAAAACAAGAACAGTGTCCTTGAAGATACTGCCGCTAGTTTTAATGATGCATACGAAACGCCAGTGGGTGCATTAGCTCAAGCTACAACTCCAGTCAAACCTTCTGACGATCAAATTGTTAAGTTTTTGACTGAGAATCCAACAGTAAGCGATGCAGATATTGCAAAGATTATGGATGA